AACGTTAAGGTTAGTTTCCTGTGGCATGATTTCTTATTAGAATTGCAAGATGATCTTTACGTCTTCTTTCTGGGATGAAGACCTTGTGACAGAAGGTCTGTTGTCAACGTAGATGGTATTTCCAGAATATTTACTCACCTCTGGTTGTGCGACACCAGAGGTGAAACTTTGACCCAAGTAATATGTCCTATTATTTATTACTGTACTTACACCCGTAAACACAGTGTCAATCCCGAGATTGACTGAGCCACCTACGATTGTAAATGCTCCCCCAGACAACACATCCGAGGTAAATTTGTGAGCTTTGAACCCATATTGTGGACCAGAGTTCAAAGTTCCATCACTGTTGAATCCTGCTGTCGTTCTATCTTGCCATAGTTTAAGAACACCAGTAGTTTGATCGTAAGAAACGACTCTACCGACAGCCGTTGAACCCAATCCAACAGTTTGAGTCACATAATCGTCAGCTGTGAACGTAGCTGAACTATATCCAACTCCAGTAAGTCTCAATGCAGTGACTGCACTAGCCTTATCAAGGTTTAAAACAGTGGATGAACTGTATGCTTGTGGATTTTCGACCAATCCAACCCTTGCAAACTGGTTTCCAGTGATAAAATCAGGGTTTTCAGTGTCATTTTCAAAACGTGCATATGTAAGTACATTGTATGCACCCATTTCACGGTAAATATCGTAACCATGACCACCATTTGGGGGAATAATTACGTTAAAAACTGGTTTTGTAGTTCCTTCTGGGACTCCACCACCGACAAGATCAACTGTTCCGAAGGTATAACCTGAACCACCAGCTGAAATAGTGACAGAATCAACCTTTGAGTCGTTATTTATGACTACAGTGGCCTCTGCTCCAGATCCATCACCAACAATTGGTACTCTTGTGTAGGTGATATTGGCTGTTCCCAATCCAACACCACGGTTTTTCACAGTTACAACCTTGAGTTGACCACTTGTGGAGGCGTTTTGCCTCATCGATGCGTTATCACCACCAATATCGTACCAATCTGTTGGAACTGGGATGTAATCAGTAGAGTCAAACTTGATAGCTTGACTTGGTTTGATAGTATAAAGGTATTTCCAGATGTAACCATCACCACTTGAACCAGCTGATCTGGGTTCTAAGTCTGTGAATGTGGGTTCATCAAGAGATGGACCACCTTGGAAGTTATTTTCAGGGTTGGCATTGTTGAAAAGACAGATATAAACTCTAAAATCAGAGTTCATCACATAATAATTGGCCTCATAGATATCAAAAGAACCAGATGGCAGAGATGGATTATCTCTACTGATGTCGTTCCTCCACATGTCATAGGTAACACCAGATGACCAGGTGTTTTTTCTGACTACTTGACTGACATCACTAGAAGAAATCTTCTTCATAGCAAGCATCGTATCCCAATAGTCATTAGACTCATTGAGATTGTCCTTCGGTGAAGGAGGATTGGTATCCCAAGTTGACTGATAGTCAGTCGCGTTGGGAAGTCCAATGAATGCATAGTATGAGTTGGATGCCGACTGAACTCCAACTACGAAGTTCCTAGCATTCAAAATACGAAGTTGATCAGTGATTATCGCTGCCATTTTATTTGGACTTTTTTGTTATTTATTGCAGTTTAAGAACCATTATATTTGTACATAATTAATATACTTCAAAGGATTCTTTCTAGAGAGAACACCAGATGTAGAAACACCAACATATCCATCAGAGAGATAGGATGGGAACTCATGAGGATTCGTTCTCGCCTCAAACATAATCTTACCCCAACTGAAGTTACCAGTTGTTGTTGAACCGAAACTGACGGTTCCAAGATCAGTTACATTGGTTTCAATTCTTCTCACATATGTAGATACACCAGCTACCGTCATCTGGACAGTTGATGCACTTTGTACTTGATATACAGCGTCTGAGAAAGTAGATGCTGTTGATAACGTGTTACCAGCGTTATCTTGAGTGGTCAAAGCGACACCAGCCTGAATGTTGGTGTTGTAAAGTGTAAAGAAGTCACCGACATCAAGAGAACTTACTGTGATCGCTGTTCCAACATAAGCTGTTGTTCTCAAGAACGAATCAAACGGAATGAACAGGTCAAATGTCATCTTGTCCTGTGAACCAGACTTGGTTGTTGTGAATCCAATGATAGTTCCATGGTCTCCCTCATAAGAAGATACATTGATCTCCTCCTTCTTAATTCTTGGTTCTTCAAAGAGAACGACTGGGACTTGAGATCCAGTATATCCAACACCACCATTGGTGATGGTGACTGATGAAACTCCATCTCCTGTAAGAGTAGCTGTCGTTGTTGCGATCGTTGAAACACCAATTGGGGAACCGATTGTGACCGTAGGTGCCACTGTGTATCCAACACCAGCTGTCGTTACTGTGACAGAAGAAATGGTTCCACCAACAGATACGGTAGCTGTACCAGAAGCTCCAACAACATTATCTTGTGAGGTTATTGTAATAACCTTCTGGAAGTCTCTTACTTGATTCTCATTATTGGAATCAAACAGAGGTCTCAGGGTAGAAACATAAGCTTCTGTAGAACCAAACCCAACAGGTTGAGTCAGATAGGAACATGGATAAACAAGTGGTTCATATTGAATTCTATCCTTACCAACTTGAATACCATTGACAATCTTGTCAACAGTTTGTTTACACCAAGTTACAGGTCTAGTGGTGCTTCTGTCACTGGTAACACCAGGACCAAAGTAACTATTAGTTTCTATAGAATCCAAAGTGTTGATACCAACGATAGTTCTGGTATCTTGATCAAGGATATCTCCCTGTAATGGTGGGAGATTGTCAATGTTGAGAGTATCACCAACCTTGACAGTTTCAAGAACATCAGTGAAGATAACATCAACATCTCCACTACCTTTGTAGAACAGAACTTTAGAAGTATCACCAGGTTTTGGTGCTTCTGTAAATTCAACAGTACTACCACCTTTGAAGATGTAACCTTTACCTGGTTCTTGAAGAACATCATTGATAAAGATCAGAAGTGTCTGGTCAACATCAATGTTTGATCCCTTAGCTGATTGAATCGATACTGAATTTGAATTTAACTGAAGTCTGAAATCTTTGACGAATCCATCAAAGAGATCATCAAATTTATCGAGAACTTCCAATTGACCAACTGACCAACCATTGAATCTATCAGAGAAGATTCGGTCTACGATGATTGCAAACTCTTCAAATGATGCTCCAGAAACAGTTGGGATACCAACAGTGCCACCAACTGGAACTGTCAGAATCTCACCTTCACCATATGCGTAACCAGTGTATACAAACTCAAAGTCGATTACACTAGAACCTTGTCCAACAACAATGTTGACATATGCGCTCTTACCAGCTCCAGTAGGTCCAGAAGAACTATATTGGAGAGGAATGTTGTCATATGACAGTGGATCATCGAATACAACATCGAAAGGTTTTCCAACCTTACCACATCTAGCGTAGAAGTGTTCTCTTGTCGAGATACCAGTGTTGACAATGAAAGATGTAGAATCAACTACTTGAATTACATTTGTTCCATGGAAAGCTGGATCTTGACTACTAGCTGAGTTGTTATTACCTCTTGGAGCAATGAGAACAGGTTGTGCAACACCACCAGACTGATAGAAAGTTGGTACTGTAGAGACACCAACGTTTGTTACAAACTCTGTTGAACTATTGACAGCCGTAACTTTAGTTCCACAGTATGCTGGGTCTGTTGTTCTTGGGTATGTGTGTGTTGAAGATCCACTATCCAACTCACATGTCATGCCGATACCAGTGAGAAGTACGTCACTTCTTTGACCAGTGGTCTGTAAGTTATGTGCTCCTGATGTTGTAACAGTCATGATACCAGTGGTGTTGTCATAGACAACATTGGTAATATTGACAGGACCAGAACCAGAGTAGTTACATGTAAAGGCTATACCAGAGAGTTTAACTGTATCACCCTGTGAAAGACCATGAGCTGTTGACGTTGTAACAGTTGTAACACCACTGGTGGATGTATAATCAACATCTGATACATCTCTTGGAGCGTAGAAGACCTGTGAGTTAGTGATAGCTACACCAACAATGTTTCCATTAGTGATAGTAGCTGTTCCGATTGGAACCAGACCAACTCCACCAGTAGGTTGAATACCAACACTGACGGTCTGTAATCCACTCCTATAACCAGAACCACTATTCGCAATACTGACGTTTGTGATCGTACCAGCCGAGGATACAGTAACTGTTCCCCCAGCTGATACCAGTGGTTGATAACCAAATCCAGAACTTGATCCAACTGAGACGATAACTCCACCAACTGGTAAGTCTCCAGAGTTTGGATCATAACCATTGGTAATAGCAATACCAGTAAAACTTACTGATGTAACACCAACAGACTCTTCCAGTTGATATGATCCATCACCAGCCTGTGATCCCTCTGGAACTTGGAAGATATTATTAACTAAGATGATACCATTATCTGTAGAGAATCCAGTTGTGTTGAGTTCATTCTGTTTCAGAGTGAAAGAACTACTGATTCCATTGAAGGTATGTGAAACATCATCAAAGACATAGTTCATAGAATAGGTCTCTGTCAGTGAGTTGACAGCTGACCTTCTCATGAATGTTCTACCTTGGAAACTAGAGCTGGTCGTGATACCCGTCCAATCTCTTTGATCTGGAGTAGCTGCTGATGTTGTACTCAGTGGTGTGTTACCAAATGGTGCAGAAGCAAAGACAAGGTTATTTCCAACAATGTTATAGTTACCACTAATCTTAGTGATTGTGGCTCCAATACCATGTGATTCTAATTCAGTTCCAAGTTGTGCTCTTCTTACGCTGAATCTAGTAGATCCAGCAATACCAACACCTTCAGTAATCATAAACTCATTACCAATCTTAATAATGTCGTCAGAAGCAAAGGATGTGATACCAGTAACACTAAATTCTTGTTGGAATAAGATGTCCTCATGTAGGGTAGTTCTGACAGCCGAATCAGTGACTGGTGCCTGAATCATATTGTCAACGGCTACCAGAGCTTTTGCGTTCTGGTTGGTGGATGTAATAACGTGAGATGCACCCACACCAACTGAATTGATTGGGAGAACTACAGGTGGTAATGCATTTGCCTTAGCTGCCGTTTCAGCAAACTGCATCTTCACATCATCAATCTTGACAACGAATAGTTCATTAGGAAGTTTATTGGTACTGACCCCAGCAATGGTAGTTGTTGTCATACCAATAGCGTTTGAAGATCCAGTTCCAACGTGAGTGTAGAGAACCTTCTCACCAGTTACAAAGAAGTGATTTGGGATATTGATAGAAGATGTACTAACATCTACGGAGGATGCACTACTTCCATCAAAGACTCTTCTGAAGATTTCAAAACCATCATGGTAAAGACCAAAAGATGTCTGGAGATCTAATTTAGTACCTCTATATTGATCATGGTCCGAAGTGAGAACGACATTGTTCATGTCTTTCTCTGCAGGATCTGAGTTACCATCAAAGATCTTCAATTGAATACCAAACATCTTGACTTCTACATCAATATTGGCATTTGGTGTATATGTTACATTCTTGGCTGTTCCTACCGATGTGATACCAACCTGACCAAGGCTAGGACCGATATTACCAAACTCAACAAATGCCTCATTTGATGAGGAATCAATCATGGCGAACTCAAACATCTCATATAGATTGTTTGTTGTGTCTTTAACGAGAACAACATGATAGGCTGCTTCATAAGGAGTGGCGTAAGTGGAAACCACTGTAGCCGATGGTGAACCAGAGGCTGAAATTGCTGTATGAGTAGAATTAATTTGGGATACATCAAAGTTGAACAACCCTACGGTTGTTCCAGAGTCAGAAATCAAGGTCATTGAAGTCTGAGATTCCATTGTTCCAGCAACAGATGGAGTGAAATCAATCTTGACAAGTCCACCATCAATGTAAGAATGATACGTTCCTAAACCAGTGGAACTACCATAATTATCAATGGTGTTCTGCATGTCACCATATTCAAGTAGAGATACCGTAGTTCCATCATGAACAATATTGAGTTCAGTAGCATCATATCTACCAGATGCGATTCCAGAGGTTGCTTCAACCATTGTCAGAATCTTAGCTGCTCTATTGGTTGTTGGGAAAGATGCAACTGTTGTAGTTGTTCCAGTTGAAACACTGACTTGTTTTCCAGTGATATCAACAATATTACCAAGAGCCTGTGAACCAATACCAGATACACCATCAAGGAGACTGAATGCCAGAGTTGAGGTGTTGTATGTGTTGAATTCAAACTTGACTGGATTGAAAGTCAAATCCCAACCATCGGTAGCCTTACCGTAGTCATAGAAACCAAGTCTTGGATATGTCTCAATAATTGAATACTCATTGGTGTAACCAAGATTGTTATCTTGAATTAAATTGACGATAGAGAATTGTCTCTCATCTGTATAAACATTGTCTTTAGCGAATGTAAAGATCTTATTGAAGATGTAATTAGTGTCATATCTTGCAATTGGTTCAAATGCTTCTCCTCTTTCATTACTATTGAAGAGACCACTAACATCATCAATAGAAAGAACTCTGTTTCCGATAGACTGGAAGTAATCTGTGAGAATCTGATTTTCAAAGAAGATTTCATTAGAAGCCAGTTGACCATTAACATACTGAGTTCCCTCAGATACTAAGTCAAAGTCATAAACACAGTTGAGGTCAGCCTCTCCGATTATATCAACAATTACTTCGATATTAGAATCCTTAGGTCTAGCAATCGCTCCACCTGGATCAGACTCAATACTCTCAAGTTGGTAATCAGCAAACTTGGCAAAACCAGCTGTGTGGTTCAGACTAGTTACTACTTCATCCCACTCCTGATAGGGAACTTTGGAGGAGAGTGAATATGAGAATCTCTGATAGTATTCGTTATTGGGTAATCTTTGGAGATTATCATTCAAGAAACCAGCGTTATTCTGCCAACCACGAACTACAGTAGCACCAACACCAGTTGTAATCTCAGCGTTGAAGTCCCACTTCTTCAGAATAACAGCTTGAGTGTTTGAACTCAAACCTCTGACTACCGTACCAAGACCAAACTCCTTAGGTGTAGAAACCTTAAGTTGTTCGATATTACTTACCCAAGATTCAACTTCACCCTCAACATTACCATTGACGACAGTCTCACCTAAGAGGAAATCATTGGTTCCAAGGGTGGTTTCAAACAGTGGGAAGTGCTCCTCGGGAATTACCCTACCGAGATTTGTAAGTGGTACAACATTTCCAGGTTCTTCACCAACTTCAAGATAGTCTTTGAGACTATATTCAATGTATGCTCCACTACCACCCAACTGTGGGAACACAGTGGTTACAGGGAAGAGATTATAGCCATAATCTGAAGAGTTGTATCCTTGTCCAGTAGAATTAAAACCAATACTGATATTTTCTACGAGGATCTTCTTACCAACAACAAATGGGAAGTCTCTAGATGTTGGGAAAGACTGGTCCAAATAGAGTCTTACAATCTTTGCCGTATCGTCAAAACTCAGTGATGCAATACCAACACCATTACTGTTCTTGGTTGGAACAATTCTTGGTGGAACGTTATACATTCCAGTGGTGTTATTAAAGATCTTGACCTTTGGATCACCAATCTCATATCTAATATCTACTTCTGGAAGTACTTTCTTCGTGTATCCATCAATAACTATAAGTTCAGCTGGCAATAAGTAGTTCCTTCCAAACGAAGTGATACCAATGGATTCAAAGGATGTCAATGATTCTAACTGAAGAATCTCTGGAAGATTGGCAACAGGTCTCAGTGTCTCATCAGTTGGATAATCAAAACCAATGTTTTCAGAATCAAATCTGTTCTGAAGAATATTTCCAATAGTGTTGGATTGGGCTTCTAAGATAGCATCTGTTCCAATTCCACTCACAACTCTGGAAATCTTTGGTAGTCTTCTATAACTGTTACCAGTATTAGTCAAGTTGACATCAGCAATTGCACCAAATGGATTGGTGGCGTTAGTGGTGTAAGATGATTCAGAATTTGATCTTGTATAAACTGAAACCTCAGGAGTTGTGGTGACTTCATAAGTGAATTCTGTATTACCAGCTCCTGTCAGTCGGTGTTCACCACTGTAGATGCTTTTCTCTATGTTAATTTGGTTAAACGCAGAGTCATCATCATCAATAACAATTCCTCTCTTATTTTCTAGAATAAGATTAAGGTTGATAGGATCAAACTTATAGTATAGTCTGGTAGGAACATCATCAGTTATTTCAACTGTCAGATTTGCATCTGAATCGATTCCAACGGATCCAGTGTTTGTAACCTCAAAGGACTCATCTTCCTTCTTGCCAGTAGTAACAAACTCTTTGTTGAACTCCTGATCAAGATAAATTCTCATCTTGAATGCTGGATATCTCACTCCATTAGAAAGGAAAGAGAGTGATGAGTCACTAAGATCAAATTTAAGGTTATTGTTCTTTCTAGTTGTGACCAGAGGGTTGATTCTTGAAAGTGTACCACCAGAACCTTGTGATGTGATATTGATAAACGAAGGTTCCTGCTCAAGAACCTCAAACTTATGTTTGACAAATCTAACTCTGTTGGTGTCGAATGGAATAACATAATACATTACTTCATTCTCAAGACCACCAGCTGGATTGCTGGAAGTATGAATTACCTTTTCACCAGCTCTGAATCCATGACTAGTAACTGTGACGGTATTGATTTGTGTGTCAACATCACCCGAAGCAAATGTAATTGGATCAAATACAATCCTTCTGTTGAAGTCGTCATATCTCACATCAACAGTTTGATCACCTGTTGGTTTGATTGTTACATTTACCTTATCATTAAGATTGAGTCCATGAGTTGATGCCGTAGATACGGTGACAACGTTCTTATTGACTGATGCTTGTAAGATGTCCGTTCTCTGAGTCTTAAAGCTATGATGATCACCAGTTCCTAAACTTGTGAAGAAGAATAAACCTGTGGTAGTGTTGATTCCAACATATCCACTAGAACCAATACCAACTTTGTGAGAAGAGATTCCAATAAAGTCTTTTGAAATTGGTGATGCATAAAGAGTATCATATTCATCAAGACTTGTGTAAGATGTTGAAATGCCATTCCAAACACCGAGAGATGTTCCACCATTGGTGGCATATGTAACTACGTCATTGATTTGAATACCATGATCTCTGTAGTAAATGGCTTGTGGGTCAATGAAGATAGTTGATTTACCAACACCTGGGTTTCTGAATGTCACTACCGTACCAACACCATTACCAGTTGTTGTTCCAATACCAACAGATTCTATTGGTTCAAAGTACAGTTCTTCATTGACTCTAAAATACTTCTCTGTAGTGATAGTTCCGACATTGATCGTAAACTTCCTAGATTCTTGTGTAAGAATCTCTCTGTTAGTATATGCAGAACCAACTGTTCCTTCTTGTTCTCTGAGAACACGAATTCTCTGAGTCTCATCATCGATATTCAGAACTTTAACTTTTTCTGTACCAATTCCTAAAATGTCATTTGGTCTGATAAATGGGAATTCCAGAGCACCAGAGACATAGAAGTATGTGGTAAGACCAGTGGCTCCAGTTGTACCAATACCAAGAGTAGTTACAAAAGTATCACTTCTAACACCAATTTGGTAAGAACCATCAAACCCTTTGTAATAAGTTGAAAGACCATCGATGTTTAATATGTCGAGGTCTTTCAAATTATGTGGTGTTGAACTAAATCCGATAAACTGATTCAGAGAAAAATACTTGTTAAATTCAATATTGTCTATCTGAGTTGTGGCTACACTTACGGTATCTACTCTCTTTCCATCAATGTGTGATACTTTACCCTGACCTGATCTACCACCAGATTGACTATCATCAAATATCAGTTCATCACCAACTTGATAATTTGTACCACCAGTAACAATACCAACACCACTCAATACACCAAGAGATGATGCCGTTACATCAATAGTCTGTTTCTTGATCTTATTGGAATCAAAAATATAATCATATCCACTGTTCTTGCTGTTGGTGTTGTATACAGATGTGTTTCTAAACCACTCACCATTTTGAATATCATAGTCAATTTGGTTTGAAGTGGTTTTGTAATTGAACTCATTTCTCTTTGAGTGTAAGGTATCACCAATGACATATGGGAAAGCTGGTCTCTTGTAGTTTTTAAAGGGTCCAGAAGCGTCTACAAACGTCTCTAACGTAGTGAAGTAAGCATATGTACCATTGGGGAAATCTGGAGTGACACAGAACCTTCCATTGTGGATGTCGAGATCTCCCTCATTGGTAAATTGATAATCCTCAACAAAGAAACCTTCAGGGAATATACCAACAGGTGGTCTATTGGTTAGATTTACTGAAAGGTTATATCCAGACTTCAGTTGCTTGACAACACCACCTGACCTATCCGTGTATCCATTAGGACCATAGATT